AACCTCGCCCATCCGGCGGGGTTTTTTTATACCTGCAATTTATGACGTTTACTGGCACCTTTCGGGGTGCTTTTTTTATGGGTGAAATATGCAAGAAAAGATAAGTTCTTTATTCGCGTATGTCTCTGGTTGGGCTTTTGCTTTGTTTGGTGCGTTCTCATTGCAAGATTGGATGAGTATCGTTGGTGGGGTGTGCGTGGTGTCTACCGTGTTCATTAACCGCCATTACAAAAAGAAAACGCTCGAAGAAATTCGCAAACGTCCCATCAGCGAGAAATTATATGAAGAGATTAGCGACTAAAGCCATTTGTTCAGTGGGAGTCATACTGGGCGTTGTCTTTGGCATTGATTCCAATTTGGCTACCAGCGAACAAGGTTTATCGCATATCGCAAATTTGGAGGGGTGCCGAACACAGGCCTACCAATGCAGTGCCAATGTATGGACTGTCGGGGTAGGCCACACCAAATCAGTCAAACCCAATACTGAACTTTCAAACCAAGATATTGCGACCCATTTTGTAAACGACATTTCCTCTGCAGAAACCATTGTAAACAACGCCCTTAAAATTGAAGTTACCCAAGCACAATACGATGTGATGGTGAGCTTTGTGTTTAACCTTGGCGCTGGCAACTTCCAACGCTCAACACTGCTTAAAAAATTCAATCAAAATGACATCACCGGCGCGTGCAATGAATTACTTCGTTGGGTGTATGTCGATGGCAAAGATTGTCGAGTAAAAGAAAGCAATTGCGCTGGCATCGTCAAGCGTCGTCATATTGAACAACAAGCGTGTTTAAACGGATGGTGATATGGCATTTTCAATCAAGAACGTGGCGTTGTATTTGTCTCTTGGCTTATTACTCGCCTGTGGGCTTTCTATTGCTTACTTGTTTGATGTGGTCGAGAGCCAAGCGATTCACAACGGCAAGCTTGAAAACAAGTTGGTAGATACAGCAACCAAGAACCTGTCTTTGGCCTTAACCATTAGCAACTTAAACCAAGAAATCAAACAGGCTCAAGCGGCAGCTGATGCATTGGCGCTTGAGCAATCCAAACAAAAGCAACAAACCATCCAAACCGTAACCGTGATTAAAGAGGTGATTAAGCATGAAACTTGTCGTGATGTGCCTATCCCTAACGCTGATAAGTGGTTGTACTACCAAACAGGTGGTGACTGAGTATCAAGACCGTTTAATTGTTCCGCCATCCGCTTACCTTGTTCAATGCCAAATTCCATTTACATCACCACCAAAAACTTACGGTGAAGCGGTATTACGTGATCCTGTGTGGTTAGAGGCATGGCGCTTGTGTGCAAATCAAATTCAGCACTTACGCCGCTTTTATGGGTACGGTGAGGACTCGATTCAGTGAGGCTTTATGAATAATGAAAAACGTCTGTGGAATCTCTCTGAGCTTGAAGGGTTTAATTATCACCGTTCAACCATTCGAAAGAAATTAAAACAAGCCGGTATCGAGCCCATCGCCAACAAAGGCAATACGCCACTGTATGACATCATTCAAGTGGCTCCGTATTTATGCAAAGCCCCAATGAAAGAAACCGATGCGCCAGATTTAATGGGGTTTAAAACCGCCGCTGAGCTTCGTGCGTTCGTTCAAGCTGAGCGTGAAAAATTAAACTTACAGCAAGATGCTCATTTATTGGTACCGACGAATGAAATGGAAAGCCAACTCGGATTGGTGATTGCTTCGATGAAGACGTTCGCGGTAAACGCCATTACTCGAATTGAAACGGCCATTCCTAACGCACTGCCTGAAGAGTTGGAGCTGTTGGAAGATTTGTTTAATAAAGACTTAAAGCAGGTGTGTGATGAAGTTTCCTCCGTTCCATCCTAAATTGGGTGTCGTGTTTGCTGATGCAGAAGCAATAAGAAAGTCCCTGGCGTATCTTTGTTTACCCGCCGATAAAACGCCCGTTGAAGCGGCGGATGATGGTTTGTGGATCTCAGATGGTACGGATGTAACCAAATTCATGTCTTCTCAAACGCCTTACATGCGTGAGCCGATGAACTGTTTGCCTCGCCGCATTTATGAAGCGGTGATTGTGGTTGGTCCGGCACGTTCAGGCAAAACCAAAGGGATGGTCGAAGGGTGGGTGAATTACGCCGTCACTCAAGCGCCTGGTGACATGTTGTTAATCTACAGCACAAAAACCAAAGCCAATGAAATGAGTAAGATTGATTTGGCGCGTTGCTTTGCGGCTACCCAAGAGATTGCCAAGCTACGAACAGGACGAAAGGCCGACGATAACATTGCCAACAAACGCTTTAAAAACGGCATGAACTTGAAGTTGGATTCCGCAACTGAAACCAGTTTATCGGCCTCAACGTATCGTTATGCCGGTTGCACCGATTATGATCGTGCGGATGATTCTGTTGGTGAAGAGGGTTCGAAGTTTGTCTTGATGCTTAAACGTATTCAAAACGCCAAAAGCTCTGGCATGGCGATGGCGGAAAGCTCGCCTGGTCGTGTGGTTCGAATGCCAAAACGTGCCGAGGATTTAAAACCGCATGAGGCGCAACCTTGTGGCGGTATTGCTCAATTGTATAACCAAGGGGACAGACGCCGTTTTTATTGGTGTTGTCCTGATTGTGATGCGTATTTTTTACCGCACTTTGAAGTGTTAAAATGGGAGCCATTAGACGATTATCAAGAAGCCGCAAAAACCGCGTATGTTGAGTGTCCTCGCTGTTGTCATGTGATCACTGAAAACAAGAAACGCACATTAAACCTTGATGGACGATGGTTTCGTGAGGGGGAAGTAAACCAGTTTGGTGAAGTGGTTGTTGATGAAAGCCAGATACGAAAATCAAAATGGGCCACGTTTTGGTTTGAAGGTGTGGTTGCGGCTTATCAAAACTGGGAAAGCTTGGTGTACCGTTATCTTAATGCAGCACAACGCTTTGAAGATAATGGCGATGAAGAATCACTAAAATCCTTTTTTAACGTTGATATTGGGCGCTCTTACATCATGCAAGGTCGTGGCTCTGAGATTGGCGCTCATGAGTTGATGGAACGTGCCAGCAGTTATCCAAGAGGGGTTATTCCTCATGGTGGGCGCTTCTTAATGATGTCTATCGATGTTCAAGGCGGTAAATCAAACCCTCGTTTCATTGTTCAGGCACAAGTGTTTGGTGAAGGGTTGCAACGTTGGATCATTGACCGCTTTGAAATTGTCATGAACCCAAACCGAAATGATGATCGCATTAACCCTGCTATCTATGCAGAAGATTGGGATTTGTTGATTGACCAAGTAATCGCAAAAACCTATCCCTTGGCGGATGAGTCAGGGCGCAGCATGAAGCCGGTACTAACCTTGTGTGATTCTGGCGGCTCGGGTGCTGAGAAAGATGGTAAAGCCACCAGTGTGACGGAGTTGTCCTATCAGTTCTTTAAGCGCTTAAAACACAAACGTCTTGAGCATTTATTTCGATTAGTCAAAGGCTCAAGCCACAACCAAAAAGACTTGGTCAAAGAAAGCTTCCCTGATGAGCGAAGCCAACACGCTCACGGTGAAATTCCGTTATTGCTGCTCAATACCAACCGATTAAAAAACCGTGTCTCATCCAGCTATGAGCGTGAAGAGTTCGGTGCGCGTTTCTTTCATCTTCCTGCTTGGGCTGAACGTGCCTGGTTTGATGAGCTGACCGCCGAGTTTATTAATGAAAAAGGGCTGTGGGAGTGTCCACCGAAAGTACGCAACGAATCCTTTGATTTATGTAACTACGCCGAAGCCGGAATGCATTACAAAGGCGGTGACAGTATCCATTGGGATAATCCACCGGCGTGGGCAGCCGAATGGCAATTTAACAGCAATGTGTGTGATTCAATCGAACAGCATGAGTTTGTTCGTAAACCTAAACGTCGTTACAAACACTCAAAAGGAATTTACGGATGATAACAGCACCAACAACCCAAGAGCGTTTGTCGTGGTATTACGACGCTGAGCGCAAGATATTAAAAGGCCAAGCGGTTGAAACGGCGGATGGGGAGAAATTAACCCGAGCCAATTTAGCCCACGTTCGTGCTGAAATTTTGCGTCTGGAAGGGCAATTGACTCGTTCTCGGCAAGGTGGTCGTCGTTCCATGATACGGAGAAATTATCTTGAGTAATTTAATCGATAAAATGGTGGGGTATTTTCACCCCAAATCAGGACTTCAACGGCAATACGACAGAAAGCTTCTCAACAAATACAACGCCTCACTCCCAAGTAATCCTCATACCAAACAACCTAATAAGAAATCATCCGGCTCTGCTAATAGCGTCAATCGTGGCGCTAAAGCGGTGCGTGAGCGTGTTCGCCACATGGATGAAAACAATCCGTTAGTTACGGGTATTTTGGATGAGCTCTGTTCTAACGTGATTGGTCCCAATGGGATCATGATTGAACCACAGCCGCTCGATATGAAAGGGGAAGTACACACCGAGTTTGCTCAAGCCATCAGTAAATGGTTAGAGCTGTTTTCTCTTAATCAAAACATCGATGCTGAACATTCTCGAAGTGAAACCGAGTGGTTAGCGTGTCGAACTTGGCTGCGTGATGGTGAAGTGTTTGGTCGTTTATACATGGGTAAGCATGAAGAGCTGTTATATCCAAGCAATACGCCTTTTGCTATTCAGCCGTTTGAGCCTGATTTTATTCCTCATCGAATTAATGAGCCTGAAAATGGCGTGTTAGAGGGGATTAAGCGCAACAAGTTAGGCCAAGCCATCAGTTATCTCATTCAACAAGATGCGCATGGGTTTGAGTTTGTTGAAATCGATGCGTTCTTTATGGTGCATTTGAAGTTCTCACGGCGGTTACATCAAAACCGTGGTATTTCATTGCTTCATTCGATTGTTGATCTGATTGATGACATTGACGACTACGACCAATCCGAACGAGTCAGCGCACAAATTGCCAGCCGCTTTACCTACTTCATTAAACGTGAGGTGGGCAGTGATGAATCACTAGAGCGTGATGGTGACATGTTCCTTGGCATGGGTAACAGCTTTGAGCTTTCACCAGGTGAAGACGCCGGCATGGTGGAGAGTAACCGAAAAGAGGCGATGAGCTCGCCATTTCGTGATGCTCAACTTCGCTTGGCAAGCTCTGGTGCCGGTGTGAATAACTCAAGCGTAACCCGAGATTACAGCAACGGCAGTTAT